AATGTCTGCAGATCAAGATTTCTTACAGTTAGTAAACGATAGAATAACTGTATGGAGTCCTATTAAAAAAATATTTTATACACCTGAAAAAGTTTTAGAAGATTATGGTATACCGGCTCATAATTTTTTAATGTATAAAATCCTTATGGGAGATAAATCTGATAATCTTGAAGGAGTAAAAGGATTAGGTCCTAAAAAATTACCTAGAATATTACCTGATATTTCTTCAAACCCCCTTAATCTTGATTTCATTTTAGATTATGCTTCAAAAGGAACAGAACCCATGCATAAAAGAATTATTGAGTCGGCAGACCAGTTATCCTTAAACGAAAAATTAATGGATTTAAAAAACCCTCCTATATCAGGGGAATTAAAATTACAAATAACAAGGTTAATAGAAGCACCAATAAATTTGCTTTCCTCAAATGATTTTAATACAATGTATATAGATGATCAAATGGGTAATGCTATTGATATACCTGATATTTGGTTAAAACAACATTTTACAAAATTAAATAGTTACGCAAAAGCAACACATGGGTAAATTAACACAATTTGGACATTCATTTCAAGTAAAAATAATATCAGCATTAATTACTGATAGAGATTTTTTACAACAATCATTTGATATGATTTCTCCAGATTATTTTGATAATGATGCTAGTAAATGGATTATAAAAAATACTCTTAATTATTTTGATAAATATAAAACTATACCTACAATGGAAGTTTTTAAAGTTGAAGTAGATAAGATTAAAAATGAAGTACAAGGTGTAGCTGTAAAAGAATTACTTAAAGAATCATATAAATCATCTAAATCTAACGATTTAAAATTTATAAAAAATACATTTTTAGATTTTTGCAAAAATCAAACGTTAAAAAATGCTTTAATGAAATCAGTTGATCTTTTAGAATTAGGAGATTATGACGATATTAGAAATTTAATAGATAAAGCATTAAAAGCAGGAGTAGAAAGAAATATAGGACATGAATATATAGAAGAAATAGAAGATAGATATAGAGAAGAATCCAGACATACAATAGAAACTCCTTGGCCTCTAATTAATAAATTACTTTGTGGAGGATTAGGACAAGGGGATTTAGGTTTAATTGTAGGAGGTCCTGGTGGGGGTAAATCATGGTCATTAGTAGCTTTAGGAGCACAAGCAGTCAAATTAGGATACACTGTTGTTCATTACACTTTAGAATTAAGTGAAAAGTATGTAGGAAAAAGGTATGATGCTTGCTTTACAGAAATACCTGTTAGCGACGTAGGTGATGCAAAGGAAGATGTTAAAGATCGTTTATCAACTTTAAGGGGAGGATTATATATAAGAGAATACCCTGCAGGACAGGCAACAGTAAATACTATACATGCACATATAGAAAAATGCATACAACAAAATATAGAACCTGACTTAATTATATTAGATTATGCTGATTTATTAAATTCAAAATCAAGTAGAGAAAAAAGAGACAAATTAGATGATATATATACGGGTTTAAGAGGTTTGGCTACCGAAATGAAAATACCTATATGGACAGCATCTCAAGCGAATAGAACGGGAGCAAGAGAAGAGATAATACAAGGGGATAGAGTAGCTGAAAGTTATAGTAAAATGATGATTACTGACTTTGCAATGTCTTTATCTAGAAGCCATGAAGATAAAGAAAATGGAACAGGAAGATGGCATGTAATGAAAAATAGATATGGAGCTGATGGTATGACATTTAATTCAATAATGGATACCTCAATAGGAAAAATAGAAATTAATGAAAGAGGTAATAGAAATAATGAAAATTCACAAACAACTCCACCAGGAGAATTTTCACCTGACCAGCGAAGAAGACTTCAGGGAAGAGCACAAGAATTTTTCAACTTTTAATTGGTTTTTATTGTATATATTGTATGTATAGCTCTCATCTAAATACTAACTTAAAAAAAATTAAAAACAAATAATGGAATTATCACAGGAAATTTTATCAGATATTGTTGTTTATAACAAATATGCAAAATATTTACCTAGTAAACAACGTAGAGAAACATGGGAAGAATTAGTTACTAGGAATAAAAATATGCATTTGGCAAAATTTCCTAAATTAAAAGAAGAAATTGAAGACGTATATAAATTAGTATATGATAAAAAAGTATTACCTTCAATGCGTAGTTTACAATTTGCAGGTAAACCTATACAAATAAATAATTCTAGAATATTTAATTGTTCTTATTTACCAATTGATGATTGGAGATCTTTTAGTGAAATTATGTTTTTATTATTATCTGGCTGTGGAGTAGGTTATAGTGTTCAAAATCATCATATAGAAAAACTTCCTGAAGTTAGAATACCTAAAAAAACAAGAAGATTTTTAGTAGGTGACTCAATAGAAGGATGGGCAGATGCAGTAAAAGTTTTAATGAAAGCTTATTTTGGAATATCAACTACAAGACCTATTTTTGATTTTAGAGATATTAGACCTAAAGGAGCAGAATTAATTACTGTAGGAGGAAAAGCACCAGGACCTGAACCTTTAAAAGAATGTTTATTTCAAATCCAAAAAGTACTTGATAGAAAAGAAGATGGTACTCCATTAAAACCTATTGAAGCACATGACATTATATGTCATATTGCAGATGCTGTTTTATCTGGTGGTATTCGTCGAGCAGCATTAATATCTTTATTTGATTTACATGATAATGAAATGTTAACTTGTAAACATGGTTCTTGGTGGGAAATGAACCCACAAAGAGGAAGAGCTAATAATAGTGCTGTAGTTATTCGTTCAAAAGTTACAAAAGAAGATTTTAATGACTTATGGGGTAAAATAGTTGCAAGTAATTCTGGTGAACCCGGAGTGTATTTTTCAAATGATAAAGATTGGGGAACTAATCCTTGTTGTGAAATAGCTTTACGACCATTTCAGTTTTGTAATTTAACAGAAATTAATGTCTCTAATATAGAGTCACAAGAAGATTTAAATGAAAGAGTAAAAGCAGGAGCATTTTTAGGTACTTTACAGGCAAGTTACACAGATTTTCATTATCTTCGTAGTATTTGGAATAAAACAACAGAAAAAGATGCATTAGTAGGAGTAGGAATGACAGGGATAGGTAGTGGTGAAATTTTGAAATATAATTTAGAAGAAGCTGCTAAAGAAGCTAAAAAAACTAATGCAGAAATAGCAAAAATAATAGGAGTTAATAAAGCTGCTAGAGTTACTACTGTAAAACCTTCAGGAACTAGTTCATTAGTGTTAGGAACTTCATCAGGAATTCATGCTTGGCATAATGATTTTTATATAAGACGTATGAGATTAGGAAAAAATGAAGCTTTATATCAATATTTAGCTAATAATCATCCTGAATTAGTAGAAGATGATTTTTTTAAACCAGATATACAAGCAGTAGTTTCAGTTCCTCAAAAGTCCCCTAAAGGAGCTATCTACAGAACAGAAAGTGCTATGGATTTATTAGAGAGAACTAAAAAATTTAACACAGAATGGGTAAAAAAAGGTCACAGAAAAGGAGCTAATACTAATAATGTTTCAGCTACAATTTCAGTTAAACAAGAAGAATGGGAACAAGTAGGAGAATGGATGTGGGAAAATAAAAATACATTTAATGGTTTAGCAGTATTACCTTATGATAATGGCTCTTATACTCAAGCACCTTTTGAAGACATAACAGAAGAAAAATTTTTAGAAATGGAAGGCCATTTAAATGGGATTGATTTAACTAAAGTAACTGAAACATCTGATGAAACAAATTTACAAGACCAAGCAGCATGTGCCGGAGGAGCCTGTGAAGTTGTATAAAGATTTTTATTATGAAAATGGTTTTAAAGTAATGACAGAAGAATATCATTTAAAAAGAGGATATTGTTGTAAAAATAATTGTAGACACTGCCCTTATGAAAGGTAATATAATAGAAAATCCATTTTCTAAAATATTAAAAATACAGGATAAAATGTTCCAAGTAAAAAGAATTTTTCCTGAAAAAAGAATTAATATGAACAATGAAAATTGGCCCTCATTTTTAAAAGAATATTATCATGTAGATACTATTTTAAGAGCTAATGGACAATTATGGTTATGTAATAAAATAGAAACAATAAATTATGAAGAATTATAAGTTTAACCCAAATAAGGGAAATTTGTCTAAATTAGATACAAATGAATTACTAAAAACACTTAATGAAACAATATCCTTATTAAAAGATATAGATGGTTTTGATGTAAAAGGTAAAAATCCAAAACAAATGGAATTTAAATCTGTTAGATGGAAAAGCAAAACAGAAAGGTTAGAAAAAAAAGTAGAAGAACAGTTAAAAGATTTTTTAGAAGAGGATGAAGAAAATTTGGATGATAAAAAATAAATTAATATATAAAGGTTATGTTTAAAAGTACAAAATTATTTGATGGCTTTAGTTGTTGTTTTAGACAATGGAAAGCCGAAACTACACATTGTAAATATCTTCATGGTTATGGAGTATCATTTCGAGTTACCTTTGATGGCAGGTTAGATCATAGAAATTGGGTTTGGGATTTTGGTGGTATGAAAAGAGCTAAAACTAAAATAAATGGCATGTCTCCTAAACAATGGATGGATTGGATGTTTGACCATACTGTAATTGTTGCTAAAGATGATCCAGAATTATCTATATTTGAGAATATGGATGAAAAGGGTATAATCCAGTTAAGAGTAGTAGAGGCAACAGGTGCAGAAAAATTTGCAGAGTTTATTTTTAAAAAATTAAACACATTTGTACGTACTGAAACTAATGATAGAGTACATATTAAAAGAGTAGAATTTATGGAACATAATAAAAATACAGCTATATATGAATACTAAACAAATAAAACAAACAGAAGCAATAGTAAGAAATGAAGCATGGGCTAAATTAACCTATGAACAACAACTAGCTGATTTAGATAGACGTTTAGGCAAAGGAATAGGTGCTAAAAAACAAAGAACTAGAATTCAATATAAAATAGATAACCCTCAAATTGAAATACAAAGAGAAAAGAAAAAGAAAAAACGAGGAAAAAATAAAAATAATGGTTAAGGTATCACATGAACTTCCTATAAATTTACTTCATAAAAGTTTTGATTGGAACGATTATGAGTATTGTTTACCTCATTTATTAGATGAAAATGAAAAATATCAGGATCATTTTTTAAAAGCTAAACAATCAGGTAGTTATATTATAATGGATAATTCACTGCATGAACTAGGAAAGGCTTATGATAAAGATAGATTAATACATTGGTTATACGCATTAACTCCAGATGAATTTATTGTACCTGATGTTTGGGAAAATCAAATAGCAACTATAGCTAATGCAGAAAAATGGATAGATATAGGAATTCCTCCTACGACTAAAAAAGTAGCAGTAGTACAAGCAGAATCATTTGAAGAAGCTATATCATGTTATGTATCTTTACGTTTAATAGGATATAAAAAAATAGCTTTTAGCTATGGTGCTCAGTACTATAATGATTTATTTCCTCATCCTAATAAATTTATAGGTAAAATGATGGGAAGGATTATGACTATACATAAAATGTGGGATATGGGTATTATAGAACCAACAGATAAAGTTCACTTATTAGGATGTGCTTTACCACAAGAATTTGCTTATTATAAAAAATTAATGGATTTAGGGATTATA